TTTAATTGATCAAATGTAAAGCTCATGGTGTGTTAATCTGGCCTCCCATATTTGGATGGTTCTGGCAGTAATAGTACAAGGTTGGCGCACTAGCCGCTACAGTTATTTGAGTTGTATATGCACTATCGTCTTTCACAACCCCTGTTGTGTACTCAGATCCGCCGTTATGCGTACCATCCGATGTTGTAGAAAACCGTAAAGGATGACTTGTGGCGGCAGACCAGTTAAAGACGTAAGTTCTTCCCTCATTTAAGTTGAGAGTGGCTTGTAAAACAGTGTCAATATAATATCTGTTACCTGAACCTGGGTTAGCCACGGTAACTGCAAAAGTATCAGAAATCACGTTTGAAATTGCACCAACTGAACCTGTGGCTGCTAACCCTGTAACACTCACATTTACATTTGCACTAGTAGTATTTACCGTTACAGAACCAATTGCAGATGTTCCCGCTGAACCTGTAGCGTTTACAGTCTCGTTACCTGTGTCTGATATAGTTATAGTTACAGACCCAACTTCTCCTTGAGCAACTAAATTATTTGGTGGTGTAATTCCAGGTATGTCTCTGAAACCAACAGGATCATACCCATATTGTATATCTCTTTGTTCAGTTAAATCTTGTTCTGGCCTTGGATTTCTTAAAGCTTGTGGGTCAGGAACGACTCTAAGTGGCTGTAATTGTGGGTGTTTTTCTTCCCACTCGTCCTTGCCAACAAGTAAACCATTCCATTCTTTACGCATATCTTTTAACCGATATCTGAATCCAGATCGGTCCGATATGCCAAAAGCATGTTTTCCTGTTGCAAATTTAGACAATACGATAGTTTCCTAAACTTGGTGTGATTTGAAAAGAAGCACGATCTCTATCTTCATCAATCGCCCTTCTCATTTCTTCTTCATATACCGCTTTTAACATCTGCACACGCTCTGGAGCACGTTTCAAAGCAATATAATAAGCTAAACCTGCTGATAAACATGGATAAAATCTAAACGGTATGTCCATTGTATTAACTTGAGCATCAGCATCATCTATTCTTGTTAAACAGTCATAAACCAAAATATCTGTACTATTTTCGGGCAAAGGCCATATTTTTAGATTTGGCGTTAGTTGCCTATCTAAAAAGAACTGCGTTGGTCTTCCTGTTGTAGTTTTTGTAGGAATAGCAAGGTATGTATCCCTGCTAATCCTATCCATTGAGTAATCTGTGCCACTTCTTCTCACGACAACAGATAAAACATCAATAACGTCTGTTAACATGTCATATTGACCATCAGACTCTGTTAATGCTTGAGTTCTCTGCTTTATAGTCCACTGATTAAGACCACGATTTGCCCAATCAGCAAGCATCAGATTAAGAGATCTTTTGGCTGTTTTCAGGTCATAGCCTGTACGAGCCTCTAAACCGCAACGCTCAAAGGCTTCTTCTACATACTCAGCTACATCTAATTCAAAGTCTGTTGATCCTGATACAGCCATTTTTTATTCCTCGTTATAAAGATTATCAAAAATGCGATTTACGTCTAATGTATAGTCTAAATCACTTTTTGAATAGTGTATATGTTGTGAAGGTTTAAAATCGGGCGCACCCTCTCCCACAGCAAACCATGCAGGATGCGTTACTCTTACTCTGTTATTTGGTAAAGCCACGATATTACCTGTCCATTCTCCCGCGTCCAATAGTTGTAAAACATGACTTTGTTTGTGTTGTGCAGGATCGTCTGCTATTTCGCTCTCTGCATAATCAACTGTAAAAAGATATTTAGCAGGATGCATTTCTCCATCTACCTTTGCCAACCAAGGGCATGGGGTAGCACGATCTATGACATACACTGCATGATTATACGAAGCACAATCCCAAGGCTGTGCATCATAAGTTTCCATAGGTTCAGGCCATTCATCTAAGGGAATATCGGCAACTAACGCGGTTATAGGCATTCTAGCCCACATTGCTCCACCGTGTACTGTGTCCTCTTCTTCACCTTCAGCTTCACTACCAGTAAAGATAACCTGAAAGCTAAGACACCTGTTTGGCATTGATGTAACGCCAACAACCATAGCATGTAAAAATTCGCCGTGATACTGTTCATGGTTATGAGTGTATTCACGGCGAACCCATGCTTTAAAATAGGGTATATTACTATGTAAATATGGCATTATGCTTTAGTTACTTTGTACCCCATTTTTTTAGCAGCAGCGCGAAGTTGTGCTACGGTCATTTTTTTTGCACCGCCTGCTTTACCACCTTTTTTCATCATCATGGGCTTTTTACCGCCTGCGGCACCACCCTTCATCATTTTTTTTACTTTGCCACCGCTACGATAGCCTTTCTTTTTCATCGCCATAAGTTTTCTCCTTTCAAGATTGTGTTACCGCACCCTTTGTGCGCTTACGCCGATTTGCCATAATTGCACCGCAACCTCTAGCTACGGCTGTGCCTTTTTTGGCCTTCCCTTTGAACGGCCTTTTGGCTTTTGTTTGTTTGATTTCACCGCCTTTTTTTGCGAATTTGACTTCTGCGGCTTTGGTGTTTTTGACGAAAGTTTTGCCTTTTCTTCCTTCACGTTTCTTTTTTTCAGCGGTTTTTTTTCGCTCTTTTTTTGAGAGACTATTCGCTTTAGACCTTGGAAGACACCTATCAGGGTTCTTTTTATCTTTTGAAGTGCCGCACGGACCTTTGATTTCACCATCGGTTCCTATCCTTACCCAATCTTGTTTTAACCATTTCTTGAGTTCTCCCATTATCTGCCCTTTCGCTTACCGCCTTTGGACTTCTTAGCATAATTAGGATCTTTACAATATTTAGATGCTGCTAGATTTGCATACGCTGAAGGATAAGTATCAAACGTTCTTTTTGCCCATGCTTTTCCTTCTGGACAAATCTTACTACCTTTTGATTTTGCAGAGGCTTTTCCACCTTTTCTGTAGTAAGTTAAGCCTTTTGGCATTTTTTTACTTTTTGAAGGTGGCTTGGAAACTTGTTGTCGCATTTGCGCCCTCGACATTGCCATAATTTCTCTCCATATGTCCTTTAATAAAGCTAATTTCAGAGGCCATAACCTCTGTTCTTTTATCTACTGCAATAAGAGTTTTAGTAACCCAATTTGCCCAAGTGTAACCAACTCCACCAATGGCAATGATAAATGCTGAAACAACAGTTATAATTATTTGTTTCATTAACATTTCCACCTTTTTCTAGCTTGTCTTAATCTTGAGTTAGGATTTTTTGCAGCTTTAGGAAACTTCTTCATCTGACCTGCGGAACGAGCGCAAAATGACTTACGCCTCTTTGCAGCTTTACTTCCAGGCTTTACTTTACCAGTAACAGCCGTTTGTAGTTTAGATCCTGGGTTTTTACGTCTGTAAGCAGCAACACCCGCTTTGGTCATTCCCGCCCCTTTTTTCGTGGGGCGGAAATTCTTTTTGTTTCTTGCAGGCATTTTGTCTCTTTTACGAGCCATGTTACACCTTTAAGACAGAAAGAGCGTCAGTTGATTGCTGCTTCCTGTAAACGCACTAACAAACGCACCACTTGTAGCAAGTATTCCATCATCTGGGATGTTTATTTGATGATAGCCTGTCGGAAATGTTTGTGTGAGTAACGTATCACCTGAACCGCTTCCATTTTTAATTGTAAAAGCTCCTGCCGCGCTTGCAAATATTACAACTTGACGAATGCGTGAACGTGCGGGGCCAACAACAGCCGCAGAATCTCCTTGCGTAAAATTAAATGCTTGTACTGGACCTGCCATACTAGCCTCCTATTACGCTAGGTTATTGTTTTGCTGATACAAGATTGTAAAACGAACCAAACCCGCATTTGTTGCAGCAGAACCAGTAACAGTCAAACGAATATCTGCTGTGCCTGTGTCTTGCCATGCTAACGCCGCACCTGCTTGTGTAGTCGGGTATTTACGTCCCGCGTCTGTTCCGCTTGCAAACGTGTTCAAAATAGTTGCCGCGCCACCTACAGTATCACCAACACTCAAGTTTGTTGAGGTATTAGCCGCTGTGATGATATCAATTACACAGTCAATAATTTGAGAATTTGCAGGGATTACAACGTCAGTAACTTGTGCAGCTACTGCTCCACCAGATAAATCCACTGAAAATGTCTGAGCCATAACGACTTGACCAGTGTTTTTGATATCTGAACCGAGAGTTGTACCCGTAGTTTCTTTGATGGTTCCCGCTTTAATAGGACCAGAAAAAGTTGTCGTACCCATGTCGATCTCCTGTCTTGGGTTGAGTCAGCAGCCCCATGCTGCTGTCAGGGATAAACACACAATACCACATATTTAACAAAAAGAAAGAGGCGACTGACGCCGCCTCCAAGTTTAAGGAGCAAAAACATGAAAAATGTCTATGCCCTATGTTAACACAAATTATGCTCCAGGTGAACCAAAAACACAACGTGGGTCGCTAAAGCCAAAGCTATAACGCTCACGAGCCTTAAATCTCATGTTACCTGTGTCAAAATCTGCTTCCATATTTGTTCTCATTGGAGAACGCTCAAAGTGCTTAAAGCCATTTGGAGCGTCTGTTTTAATGAAGAACGCATCTGGGTCTGTTAAGAAATGGTTAACAGTGTAACCTTCTGGCAACATACCCATGTTACGGATTGCATTAACATCATTATCGGCTGTGCCAACACGAAGAGTTGATTCCAACAAACGATCTGCAACAAATTGCAGTTGTGGTGGAATAATCAACTTAGTGCCACGCATTGCGACAATCATATTACGCTCATCAACGAATGTTGAGATGTCAATAAGAGCATTCTCAAGTGAGGTTTCGTTGAGGTCAGCAGCAGTTGATGGCTCATTACGGAATGTGCCGCCCCCTGATAGTGGATGAACTGTTGAACAAAGCTCAACACCGTCACCACCTGTGAAATTTGCATCAAACGCATTGTTAAGCGTTGCAGCAGCTTTCACCTGCTTTGTGTGTGCCATTGAACGAGCCAAAGCCTTTGTATAACGAGCGCCAAGGCGGTCATACAAATTGTCTTCAACAGCTTCTTCAGTTAGTGCGAATGCAAGTGCAACTGTTTCGTGTGAATAACGAGCAGTATACGCTTCATTTGCATTGTCGAACTGTACCCCTGCACCTTCGCTTTTAGTTGGAGCATTACCAAAGCCAACAAGCATTACCTCTTCTTCAAAAGCACGATCAGATGCTTCTGTATCATAGATTTCTGCGTGTTCGCCTTCATAACGATCATACTCCATGCCAAACAGTGCGTTAAGCCCAGGCTCTAGCTCTTTGACGAGTTGGGATCTTGATATAGCCATAACTCAGTCTCCTTATGCTAGACCAGCGGTTCCACCGCTGAACAGGTGATTGTTAATTTTGACAATTACATTTGTATTTGCCGATGAAACATCGCTATTCTCAGGATCCTGAGAAATGTCGATTGCTTTTAGTGGTAGGGTTGCTACCGTGCTATCCGCAGTTCCTACTTCTAGCTCAATGCGAGAAGTACCAGATACGGTGTCTCCTGCTGTTGCTAAAATGTCGTAGTTACCTGCCAAGTCTGCTACTGGAAATGCAGCATCAGCTTGAATTTCAAACACTGCATTTGGATCATCAATCACGTTAGCCATGATATCAGCCGCATTTGTGCTTGCAGGATAGTAGTTTGAAAATGTTGGCTTTCCTGTAGTTGGATCAGTGTATTCACAGCCGTTAAAAACGCCTAGAATAAGTCCTGAACCACCTGCCGCAACTCTCTCAATACCGCCACCAGTTACCATTGCAACTAGATCACCTTGAAAAATAGAGGTGTTATAGTTTGCAGCAATTCGGTAACGATTTTGCTGTTGAGAGCTTATACTTGTACGAGCAGGACGAAGGCCAAAAGGTGCGTCTAAATTCGCCATCCTTAATCTCCATCATTTCTGGGTCGTGAGCCGAAACTCACGCTCGATTTACGTTGAGGTGCCATTTTTGGCATCGCGGGGTTATTTTCGCGCATCCAATCACGATCAACAGCTTCCATCTGATTTTGTGTAGTCTTCTGGTAATGCTGATTGCGTTGATCCGCCAATTCTTCTGGAATACGGGCTAATACTAGACCGCCGACACCTATAATGCCTGCGTTGCGCCCTTCATCTACAACTGGACCTGAATATTCTGGATATTCCTCTGCACGAACTAAGTCATATCCTTCTTGCCGTCTTTTATGGACGTTGGTTTTATCATCATATTCCATCACGGATTCTCGAATCCAACGATGTTTGAACCCTAGAGGTGGTTCTGGAGCTTCTAAAGCTGTTCCTGGCCTCCAAACTTTACGTTCTTGGCTTTGCCGAGTTTGTGTTTCTCGTGGGGTACGATCCGCCATTAGTCTCTCCGATTCTCTAATTTCGCCACTTCAGCGGCGTATTTCTCCAAGGGTATCTTTAATTTATTAGCCAATGCGACTTGACCAGGGTTTAGATCCACTTGCTTTTTCCGTCCATTTACCAGTGAACGACTACCGTTCCCTGAAGGAGTAACAGATTGGACGTTTTTCTTGTTACTCGCAAACTTATTAGGCATTTCAGAACGCATGCGCCGATCAATTTCCGCATAATATTCATCGGTTGTAGGGTTATACCCTTCTTCCGCAACTAACGTTTCGTGAATTGCCCTTGCAGCGCCTGTCATAACCTTGTCAGAACCAAACCACTTATTTTTTTCTAACCATGACTCTAGCTTTGGGTCACGCTGTTGTGATTGAGGGGTTTGCTGACGGGGCTGCTGTTGCACCTGTTCTTCTTGAGCAGCATATTCTTGTGCTTGCTGTTCAGAACGTTGTTTCTGTAAGCGAAGACGCTCTTTTTCTATAGCAATTTGTGATATTGCCGCTTGAGCATCTGCTAATTTTTCATAATCACCTGCTTCATGTGCTTCTGCTAATGCACGTTTCGCTTGGGCTTCTTGAGTTGTAACTCTTCCTTCATACTCAGACATATACCCTTTGTCTAAAGTTGAAAGACGTTGTTTGTACTCTTCATTTTGAGCTTTAACTTGTTGCGCATACTCAACTGCGGCAGCGGCTTCTTCTTCAGCCTTTTTCCTTAATGCAGTTAAATGTTGTATTCTACTTTGCGCATCTTTCTTAGAGCCTTGTTTTTTATTAGGAGATTCGTAATCTCTAAGCTCTTGTTCGTTGCTAGAATCCTCATCAGAGGACGCTTTCTGCTCTTCTTCAGAAACATCTTCAATGACTTCTGAATCATCCTCTATTTCTACGGATGTTACTTCTTCAATTTCTTTTTCTTGGGCTTCTGCCTGCATAACAAAAACTCTCCTCTGTTATCTTATACATACGAAATATCTTTGGGGTCAAGTATTGTGGCTATAATATTATCGTCATTTATAATACGAACCTCAAGTCCTTCCACTTTAAACCTATTTCCAGCATATCTTCCTATAAGAACCCAATCTTTTTCAGAACACCACGAACCAGTTGGGAACTTCTGGGAGTCTTGGTATGCATCGGGGCCAAGTTTTACAACATACGCTGCTACTGTTGCGAATGCTTCACGATCTCTAACTTGATCTGGAACATACACACCGCCTTTTGTTTTCTCACTTGGATAATATGGAATGATTAACATTCTGTATCCAGTTGGTTGTGGAAGACGCTCTAATGCTGAAGCTTCCATTTGAGAAGGGTCATTTTCATTCTTGCTTTCTTCTTTATCTTTTCCAAAAGCGGTTTTTATAGATTTAGGAATATTCTCCATATCCTTTGGTTTTACTGCCATGTGGTCAGGTACATATAATTTTTTAGTCATCTGCTAACTCAATATTTTTCATTGCTGTTTTGATTTCTTCTTCCATGAACGTTAAACCTTTTATCTGCCCAACTGCATACCTGTAGTCATCAAAAGAACCAACATTACCTGTGCCTAAAGACACCTGTATGTCATCACGGCGTTGACGTAACTTTTTGTAGAGGTAATCAGCTAGATTTAGTGCGTCCATGAGATCTCCATACTAGGACATTATACAATCCATCGGAGAATACAAGTATTTATCCCAGAGTTTTAGAAAATACCCTGAAATCTCTGGGGTCTAGCTATTTTGCTAAAGCGTTTTGTTATACCGCCGTTAGCTTTTTTTTGCGGTTTTCTTTTTGGCAGGGGCTTTCTTTTTAGGAGCCGCTTTCTTTTTGGGCTTTTCAACCCACGCTTCATTTTCTGGGGTACTTGGGTCATCTGCTATATAATGTCCTTGGTCATTACGGGCGCGAACCATTTCTGTAGCTACTTCTGGATTAGCCATCGCCTCTCTTCTAGCTACTTTCTTTTCTTTTTCAACTTGAGCCATTTTAGCCCTTACACTACTGGTCATTGTCTGACTCCCTTCATTTGTGCGTTGAGAGCCGCAATATCTCTTTGTGTCTGAATACGATCTTCAGCGACTCGTGTTTTATCGGCTAAAGCGTCTTGCTGTAGGTTTAGCCTTTCTTGAGCCAAACTAGCGTCCATCATTTCTTTCTCACGCTCTAGTTCTTGCTTGGCATCAAACTCTGTAGATTTACGTTCCAAATCTGCTGCTTTTAATTGTAGTTCCTGTTGCCTAATTGCAACAAGAGGATCTGTTCCTTCACCCACAGGTTCAACTGTTTGAGTAAATTCTTCAGTAAGTTCTGCAATAAGCATCGCTGCTTGACGTTCAATTGCAGGCTGTAGCATCTGCATAGCCTCTGGATTTTGTTGAACTTCTGGTCCTGCTTGCTCCATGACCATTTGCTGTGCTTGCTGTTCTGCCAACATACCAATGTGTTCTTGAATATGACCTTGCAAGGTTGCTAAAGCTTGTGGGTTTGTTTGCACCACAGGCGTTGCCATAATCGCCAAGTGTGTTTCCATGTGAGCTTTGTGGTCTTGCTGCGGAAACGCTTGAGGCATGCCGCCAGTAATAGCAATCTTGTTTTCCATAGCAGCATTGATCGGCATTGGCTGTGGAGGCGGTGGTAATATTGAATCAATATTATTTACGCCAAGTGCCTCGTACATTTTACGATATGCCTGATACAATCCTTGTGGCCCACCATGAATTTGCGGGTTTGATTGCACTAACTGTAACTGTGTTTGTGCAAGAGCAATACGTTGTGCCATTGAAAAGATATTTGGATCACTGACAGGAAGCACATCAACTTTCGCATCAAAGTCTTGTGCGAATATCTCAGGGCCAACTTCTGTTGATGGCATATACGGATACATCTGAATAGTTTCAGAGAAGACTTTTGACAGTAATTTAAACTCAATCTTTTGCGAATAATGCATGCGTTTATGGATTGCAGACATGACTTTTGTGCCACGTTCCATGATAGCCATTGTTGTTCCAACAGGCGTTTCACCGCCCATTTCGGCTATTTTCATGTCTGCCATAGCCGCAAAACGCCGCCCTGCGT